AATCATTTCAGAAACAATAGAACATGCGACTCCAATAATTGCTGGGTCACCAGTTAATAATAAATAATCTTCTGGAGTATAATGTTTTAAAAGTTTTCTTAATTTAAAAACAAGTGGTCCAGGAGAAAAAATTATTTGTGAAAACTCTGGTAATAAAAAATGTATCTCACCATATTCTTTAGCACTCATAATATTTATTTTAGGTGTGCCAGCTCTGGTGCCAGGTAATTCTTGAATCACATATACTCTTTTTTTTCTTTCTAACATTGACAAACAATATAGGATGTTCTATATAGAAGTCAAGAAAGAAAAATTATGAATTATAGATTTAAGACTAAGCCATATGCTCATCAACTAAAAGCATTGGAAATGTCATGGGAAAAGCCGTACTTTGCCTATTTTATGGAAATGGGTACTGGTAAATCAAAAGTACTGATAGATAATATAGCCATGTTATACGATCAAGGTAAGATCAATGGTGTTCTAATTGTGGCACCAAAAGGTGTATATAAGAATTGGTATGAACAAGAATTACCTACACACATGCCAGACCATGTAGAATATGTAGACGTGTTATGGCAATCTAATATTAATCAAAAACAACAAAAAGAACTAGATAAATTATTTGTAACAGGAGAGGATTTACACGTATTAATTATGAACGTCGAAGCTCTCTCAACTAAAAAAGGTGTAGAGTTTGCAGCTAAGTTTTTAAGTTGTCATAAAACCATGATGGCTATTGATGAATCTACAACTATAAAAAATCCTGATGCAAAAAGAACTAGACATATCTGTTCTCTTGGAGAATATGCACCTTATAAAAGAATATTAACTGGTTCACCAGTAACTAAATCACCATTAGATTTATACAAACAATGTGAGTTTTTAAAAAAAGAATTATTAGGACACACTTCTTATTATACATTTAGAACCAGGTATGCCAAAATGCGTACAGCAAATTTTGGTGGTAGGTCTGTGCAGATTGTAGTGGGTTATCAACACCTTGCAGAATTATCAGAAAAATTAAAACCTTTTTCTTATCGTGTTTTAAAAGATGATTGTTTAGATTTACCTAAAAAAACATTTATGAAACGTACAATTCAGCTTACGCCAGAACAAGTTAAACTGTACAAACAAATGAAAACACTGGCTCTTGCACAAATGGACGGCAAGATAATGACTACAGCCACAGTCTTAACTCAGTTAATGAGATTACAACAAATAACTTGTGGACATTTTACAGCTGATGATGGCACAGTCAAAGAAGTTAAATCTAATAGATTACCAGAACTTATGGATGTTTTAGAAGAGGTAGAGGGTAAGGTTGTTATATGGGCCCATTGGCAGAAAGATGTATATAGGATTATGCAGGAGGTTTCTAAAAAATTTGGCGAAAATAGTTTTGTAGATTATTTTGGTCCTACACCAATGTCAGATCGTCAAACAAACATAGAAAAATTTCAAGATCCCAGTTCCCCGGTTCGTTTTTTTATAGGCACGACTCAGACTGGTGGCTATGGTATTACTCTTACAGCTGCTAGCACTATGATATATTACTCTAATGGTTATGACTTAGAGAAGAGACAACAATCAGAGGCTAGAATAGATCGTATTGGTCAAGAACATCCTATGACTTACATAGACATTATGTGTGAGGATACAGTTGATGAAAGAATTGTAAAAGCGTTAAAGAAAAAAGTTGATATAGCTAGTCAGATTATGGGTGAAGAATTAAAAGCTTGGATTTAAACAAATAAATCTTTTGCGTTACCTATAATTGGTTTGTATTTTGTTTTACCTTCTGATCTAAATGCATGTAAGAAACTGGCTCGTGGAGTCGCTTCAGTATAGCTGCAATGTATCCACCCGCTGTTAGGTTCACCCGGAGTATAGAACTCGAGGATGAGCTGGTCATACGGAAGCTCCCTTTTAATCCAATCTGCAAGCTCAGCGTTATCGACGCCAACACATTCGAAATCGGCCGCCTCGGCGCGGGCATGTTGTGAATTTACAGAACTGCCGATGGCTAGGCACAGCGCTTCTGAACGGAACCCGCTGGTTATTTTGACCCTTCCGAAATGGTCACGCACCGGCTGTAAAATTTTTTCACATAATGTTTTTAATTTTTCTATTTGTTCTGGACTAGGATTATTGTTGATGCCCTTCCTGATGGCAGTGTCTGACTTAGTCAGCTCTGAGAGAGTAAAGTTCCGTGAAAGATTCATAGTTTTCCTTGTAACTCTTTTAAATATTTTTCGTTTTCTTCTTGTTCAATTTGTTCTGGAGTTTTTTTAATTTTATTGAATACGTAATAAATAATAGCAGCACCAATTGACATACACACCATGCCATAAAAAAACATTCCAATACCAAAAGTAGCTGTCATTATCTTATAATTAAAGTAAATATAACATATGCCATACCGGTGATCAATGCTCCAGTAGACATTAATAATATACTTTCTACGCGGTTGATTTGACGTTCAAGTTTATTAATTTTATCATGAGTTTGCTTTTGCATTATTCTGCAAAGCTTTTCATGTTCTTCTATTTTTTGTAGTGCGTTTTTAACCATTTGGAAACAGTAAACGGATTTTTTGATCCATTGTCAAGTTAGAAAATTGGTTAGCTGCCTGCGTTTTTGTCATAACAGACTGGTTAACAGACGGTAAATTTAAAGCAGTTGGTGTAACTGGTGTATCTTGCATAATAGGTAACAGTGGGTTTTCAATGTTAGGAAAAAATGGTTCATCTAGTGTAACAGACTCTAGCTGATCATAAATATCTTCAATAGAATCTATTGCTTCCTCATAAGGATTAGATATACCTAAACGTGCTGCATTTTCTTCAAAAGCATTTTCAATTTCTCTAGAAGGTAAAAAGGGTCTAAACTCTCCATCATTTAAAGCATCATAAGCTCTTGTTCCAACTCTATCAAAAGATTCTATTACCTGTTCTTCATCTAAACCTAATACTTGACCAGCTTCCATATCTTGTTTCATAGTTTTTTGAACATTAAATAAAGCTCTGTTTGCATTTATAAACGCATTTACAAGATCTCTTGGTTCTACTGGTCCGCCTCTTAAAGTTTCTCTTGTAAACAAAGATCTAGATTCTCTAGTTCCTCTTTGAAAGTCTGCTATTTTAAAATTTAAAACTCTTTCTGGATTTACTGGCACAGCTCTAAAACCAAATAACCCTGCAAACTCGTCACCAAATTCATAAGTCTGTCCATACTTATCAAACTTACCTTTTGTAATTACATCAACCTCTTCAATAGATTGGTCTAATCTTTTAAATTGGTTTATTGAGAAAGGCATTTGTGCTTTAACTAAGTGGGCCATTATTTTACTAGCTTTATCTCCCGGCGTATCTTGTGGATTGAATACTTGGAAACCTTCTCTAGTTCTACCACCTCTTACAAGTAAATCAGCAACTGCTTCAGTCCAGATAGACTCAGATATAAATGGTGATGCAAATTCTTTCATAGCTTCAAACATACCGCCAATGAAATCATTAACTATTCCATCGTTATCTGTGTCACCATCAGCCACCCTATTTACAACCGTCTGTAATGGTCTAATTAATGTGTCATATGCATTAGCATGACTAAAATCTACATATTCAAACGAACCGTCTTTGTTTTTTATTGGTAATATTGTTGAGTTTTTTGACCAGTTAGGCACGTATCTTCTAAGCGCAGCTCTTTCTTCATCTGTTACATCGTACAATGCACCAAACATTTGTGATGTAGCGTAAGGCACAGCAGCCACAGTTGTAGTGAAACCAAATAATCTTGTGTAACCAGTTCTTCTAAAAGGTTTATATGCTTTACCATTTACAATTACCTCTTCGTTTATTTCTTTTAATGCTCTAGTTACAATGTTTGTACCTGTTCTTGCAATCTCTGCTGGGAAAGATACGAAATTACCAATAGGTAATTTTCTTAAACCTTTTATAAAGTCTGATACATAATCATAGTTTGGTATATTGTTTCTTACAATATCAGCCGCTTGTTCTTCTAAATATTCTGTTGTTAATCTAACTTCCTCTCCTGCTGAATTTTTAAAAAACTGGCCTCTTGTTACACCAATTCTTTCAAAAGCTTTTTCCATTCTTTTTTGTTCCATAGCCCATGATGCTATCTTCCAAAAGTCATCCTCAGCTGTGTATAAATCTTGTGACACAGATTTTAATTTTGACAATGGTTTTAACAATAGTCTCATTCCTTTGTCTGATGTCATTGTTTCACCAAAATTTACATCTTCTAGTAGACGTGCAAGATCCCCGAGTCTAACATTAGAATTTACAACACCTAGTCTTAAAAGTTTTTCATACAACTCATTTTGTTGTCTTGTGCCTTTTAATGGAGTTTGTAATGCTTGATAAGCTTGTTTAATTGCAGCAGCATCTGGTACAATACCATTAGCTGTAGCAAAAGCTCCTGCACTTACAAAGTTTCTTAAATGTGTTACCGGTGATAAAATTGTTTTTGCAATCTGTGATGTAGCTTTTGGATACAGTATTAAACTTTCGTACATCTGTGCCAAGAATTTATTATTTTCTGTAGATAGTGATGTTTGTTTTAATGCATCAGCAACACCCGGTCTTGCATACAAAGGATTCTGTGCATCAGCAAAAGGATTAGTTGCACCTTTACTAATAGATAATCTACCAGAGGGATCAATAACTTCTACTTTTTTAAAGTCATCACCAAACTCTCTAATCGCATCATCATAGCTTCTTGCAAACAATGGCTCTTTGCCTGCAGCTGCAAGCTCATCAGATTTTTGTATAAGGTCATCAAAGAAAACATTTCTTCTAGATATTACAGATAATTTTGCTGTGGCACCTAAAATAGTCTGCATTGGATTTTTTTGTCGACCTAATAATTTTTCTATTGCTTGCCTTGGTCCATCTTTTACATCTGTCATTGCTATAAACTGTTTTGGCTTAACATCGTCTGCTTGTTTTAAAACAGTTTGATTTAAGAAAAATTTTGGAACTTGAAATAGTGGTACGTTCCCTCTATCCATTTTAAAACCAGGAGGCATCTTAACTGTACGTAAGATACCGGCGATTGCATCATCTGCTTCTTGTTCCGTTAATTCTTTACCAGCTTCTCTTGCACTATTGATTAATACAGCTCTAGTTTTTTCTATTGCTTCAGCTGTAGGCGTGTAATTAAAATAAGGTATTAATGATTTGTTTTGAAACACATCATAAGTTGAACCTAAATAATCTTTAAATTTATTACCAAATATTTCTTTAAACTCTGCAAGTTCTTTTTTGTCTAACTTACCACCAACATCAGAAAATAATTTAGACCATCTAGATCTAATTGTAGACAAACCACCAAAGATTGCAGTTTCTATTTCTTTTGCTTGGTCTGCATTTTTTGCAAGTCCTTGAATTTTTTTAGATACCTTTGCTTTTTTAGCTGCATCTAACGCATCAAAGGTAACTTGACCTAAGTCGTCTATTTTTGGATTACCTGATAATAATAAATCATTTACATCTGCTAAAAGATCACTTCTACCTTTAGCATTTTGTTTATTAAACAATGTTCTAAGTGGTGGGAATAACTTGTCTATACTTACATCTATTTCTCTAGATGTATTTCTAGCGAGTGTTGCATCACCAGATCGTAAACCAATTTGTTTTCTTTCAAGATCAAAAAACTCTTGCGCTTTGTCTCCTCTTGCTCTAAGCTTGCCGGCAACTTTATCAATCCATTTATCTAATTTACTATTATTGACATCTAATTGTTTGTTTCTATTCGCAAGTTTCTTAATCCCTGCACCAACACCCCCGATGATACCTGTAAATAATGCACCCTCTGTACCAAACTTAACTCTGTTTAATAATTCTCTACCTGGATCATTCTCGTCATCTTCTAAATTAAATGCAAGTGTACCTGCTCTTTCTACGTCTCCAACAAACACACCTTCAGCAATACCGCCTGTAATAGCTCCAGCTGCAAGCTTTAATGCTCCGCCTCTACCTCGCATACCTTTTAAAGTGTTAGCTAGTTTAGGACTATTTGCTTTAAATAATGTACCAGTCTTACCTGCGTTAATTGCTTTCTCTGCTAGTTTACTACCTAGTTTAAAACCAAAACCACCGGGTATACCTATATTGACTAATAGCTCTGTAATCTTTCCAGCAGCTGTTGCTTCTGCTCTTTCATCAAATGTTGTTAAGTCATCAAAAAATTGTTCTACCTCTGCAGCCTTATTGGTCCCTGCGCCCAGGTCAATAAGCGTTGCGCCCAATGAAAATAAACCTTTAGGTATTGCAATGGCACCTGAAACAATTCCTGAGAGTACCGATTCAATTGTGCCTACTCGATTAAAATCTTCAGCCATGGTCCCTCCTAATCGCCGCCACCAAAATTAAATATACTATCTTCTATTGAACCTCTAACAACAATAGTTTGTTTAATCTCTCCATTTTCAATAACTAATATTTTACCATCAGCTGTGTAAACACCGTCTCCCTTAAATCCTTCAGATTTTAAAAATTCAGATAAAGGTTTTCCTTTGTATTTTTTATTAATTTTATTTTTAAATTTTAAGTTTCCAAATTGACCTCTCTCTGTAAGGTCTATAGCTGTTTGATCTAAACCACCTGATTTACCAAATTCTTTAACTTTAGTTTGGAATGTTTCACTTACAGTTACTGGTAAATTTCTAGCCATACGAATAGCATCGTCCATATTTCCTGCAACTCCAGATTCTAAATAATACTCTGCAGTTTTTTGAATTGGAGATCTAGTATCTTTACTCTCTTTAATTTGTTCTAATTTTAATTGTTGTTGAACATCCATTAATTCTGCTGCTTCTCTTAATTTTTCTGGTTTGTCATATGACTGACTTGTTTCTGCAATAATATCTGAGACTAAATTATCCGCGCCCAAGCCTGTTCTAGATATCCTTTGACCTGCTTTAATCATTGCATCATACAATGCATTTTTTTGAGCTCGTTTATAACCTAACGAATTAAGTATATCATCGACTCTTTGTTTTTTAGTTAGATTTTCAACAGGAGTTTTTTCTTCTTCAACAACTTTTACTTCGTCTTTTGGAAGTAAATCTTTATTAAAGTCACCCTGATTTTTCTTTTCTACCTTAAGATCAAATTCTTGTTGTGCTTTTTCCGCTCTCTTCTTTTTATTTTCTGCTATTATTTGTTTAGTTTTTTCACCTAAAACTAAATCAGCTGGTTTAATAGGTTCTTCAAATTTAAATCCAAATAGTCCTGGTGGTGGTTCTTTACCGCTCAATACCTCTGCTGAACTTACATTCTTTGGAGTAAATATATTGTCAAAAGCTGCGGCAGCATCTAAATTTTGTTGTTGTCTAATAGCCATTAAATTAGGGTCCATAATTGGGTCTGCCACAAAACCAGCAGTTTGATATCCTTGTCTCACTGGTTCTTTGATACCATCCATAATCCCTTCTTTAATAGGGCCACCCATTCTAAACATTGGTCTATTTAAAACTTTCATTATTTACTCCCTGGAAATCCAAATATTTTACCGTATAATCCACCAATTCCTAATGCTGTACCAATTGCTTGTGATAGTGGGCTAACAGGCTGTGGTTGTGCATATTGTTGACCTACAACACCACCAGATAAACCAGTCAAAGCTTGACCGTATTGAGATAATCTACCGTATGGTTCGTAAGCCATTGTTCTTGCAGCATCTGCATCTGCTTGTAATTGTGCTTGTGATAAACCTTGTCTTAAAGATCCTAGTTGTCCTAACGCTCCAACGTCTGCACCGAGACCAGCTCTTTGAAAATCAGATAATCCCATTTGTGCTGCACCTAATCCTGACTGAGCTGCCGCTAACTGACCGCCTTGAGTAAATGCTCTATCAGCTGCTTGTTGTGCTTGACCAAATCCTGCTTGTAATAATTGGGCTTGTAATGCTGCTCTGTCTGCTAATCTATCTGCTTGAAACTGACCTAATTGTGCACCTTCTCTACCACCACCAAAGTTACCAGATATAACTGCTGCATCTCTAATAGCTTGTTCACCAGCAAATCCTTGTTTATCAAATTCTGCAAGTGTTGTATCAATAACTTGTTGTTGATACGGGGACATAAAAGGTTGATAAGCTTGAGGTCCTGTTAATGCACTAAGTCCTCCAACAGTTCCAGCTGCTTGTTGTTGTGCAGCTTGCGCTGCAGCTAAAAATGGTTGATAAGCACCAACACCTTGTTGTGCAAGACCTATCGCTTGAGTTTGTAATGGGTCTTCACCAGCAACAAATTGTCTTCCAGTAAATTTTGCTGTATCTATTGGAGCACTATAAGTTGCTTTTGCTTGTGTAGCAAAATCTTTTGTGTAATCTTCTAAAAATCCTGGAACTGCCATTATGCTATCCTCGTTTCTAATTGTTTCATATTATCATACATAGCTTGAGCACCTTGTGATTCTTCAGAAACTTTACCACCAGCTTCTAAATTTTTCATTAAATTTTCCATAACTTTAGCACCCTTATCTACATCTCCACCACCTGCGTTTCTAACTGCATCAGCAGTAAAAACAAATTCATTTACACTTAATCTAGCAGGAACATCATCTGCTTTTTCTTTTTTACCGATCTCTACAAATCCACCGGTTCTATAATCTTTTTCTAAACCACCTAAATCCATAAGTCCACCTTCTTTTCTACCAACTCGTACAGGCACTTTTGGATCACTTAATTTAATATCTTTTACAGGAATACCACCAGTTCTATAATCAGATTTATTATATCCTATTGGAGTATCATATCCTTTTACTTGTGACTTTGGAACTGGTCCTCCCATAGCCATTTGCATAATACCTTCTTCTGGAGTCTGTACTACCTCTGCTTCTGTAGTCATTATTTCTTCATCTTCTGGTCCTTGTTCCCCGGCCGCTTGTTGCATAACCAACATTTTAAATTCTGAATAAGATAAGTCACCACCTTGTGCTTTATATTTTCTATACTCTTCTTGTAAAAATCTTTCTGCTTCTGGTGGTAATTGCATCATATCACCTTCCACCATATTGCCATTTGCATAACCTATTCTACCACCTTCAGCTGCTTGTTGTGGTGGTAAATAAAAACCTGCTTGAACCGCTTCTGGTCTTGGTAAAAACGCTAAACCAGGTGCTCTTTCTCTTGACATCATGTAAGCTGTGTATGGATCAATATAAGATGTGTCTACTTCTTCTTCTATCTCTTCGTAAGGGCCCGTCTTAAATGCTTTTTGTAAGAATGGTGTTGCAATTGCTGTTGCACCTAAACCTGCAAATATTTTTTGACCAGTGCTCATTTTACTTAACATTTTTGGAAAAAAACCTAGATTTTGATGAGGGCCAGTGATTGAACTTGCACCTCGAAATAAACTCGGTGCAAAAGCACCAAAATTTTTTGCAATACCGGCAGGAGAAAACATAGCTCTTGTAAAGCCAGTTCCAGCTGCACCTCCTGCTAAAGCTCCTAATCCTGCAGTTCCTGCATATAATAAAGCAGCCTTACCCAGTGGACTTTTAACTATTTTCTTGACGCCACGGACAGCTTTCTTTACAAGTTTACCTAAAAAATAACCTTGTCTAGGTTCTTGCAATGTTATGATTCCGCCTCCGGCCTGTAGTTGTCTGGGTTCTTGCATTCTAGAAATTGCCATATTTTTACCTTAATTGTACCTTTTACTTTGTTTTACTGATTAAATCAATAGGTGGCATGATGACCTTTACATCCTGAGCCATGTCCTCTGGCTTATAGCCCTTAGCTACCCACTCCTCTCTTTCCTTAAAAATTTCGCCTGTTTTCTTGTGTCTGTAGGTTTCTTCTACTTTCGCATCTAGTATTTTCATTAGTCTATTTTCTCCTTTAATATATTTAAGTAACTTACGCCAAAATCAAATGACCCAGTGTTACTTGACTGTATTGTAAGGGTAGTTCCACCCTCAACTATTAACGGTTGGGTTAATAATTCTTTTGTAGTATCAGCGGTCAAAGCAGCTGATTTTATAGCTGTAATAGAGTTATTCGTTATGGTGACTGTAGGAGTAGAAGCTGATGTTACTAGTATTGATTTTACAATATAGGTTTCATTCACTTTTGGATTACCTGTTCCAAACACATCTAAGGCATTACCTGTAGTGTCATTATCTTTCCCTACAAATTTATATCTATTTACTACCGACATTATTCTAAAAAGAAACTTTTAGCTTCTATCTCTTGTTTTACTTCATCTTGAAAAGATGAGTTTAATTTTGTTATTACTGAGTCAAGATCTCTAACTAAAGATTGTAGATTAGCTTGACTATATTCTGGTTCTGCTCTTGTTAACGATTCTACTATTTTAGCCATTATGAACTACCTTGATTTTCAGCATTCTCTATCGCTGCTTTAACAGCTGCTATATCTACTACACTTTGATTAGGATTATATTCTATGTTAAAACGATCAAAAGCATTAAGGTTGCTTATAGATGGTGCAGAGACTACTTGATCGCTCATGCCAAAAGTATCTTCAAAATTACGAGTGTCTACTAATTTACCGTCAATCATTTGTAAATTAGCTATTCTCTCTTTTTCTTCTTCATCTAAACTATCATAATAATCTTTACTAAATATATTACCAAATATACCTTTACCATAATCTATACCTTTTCCTATAACACTTCCTATAACAGGAACACCTGTTACTAAACTTGCAAGACCTCCTAAAACTGTTCCTAAATATCCTGGTTTAGTTTCACCCATTCTTGGACCTGACGTATATACATCTCTATATCCAAATCGATTAGCACCACTAAAAAGTCCTCCACCTGTATATCTCTGTCCGACAAAATCTCCTATGCCACCTCTTTGTACTCCTCTGTCTCCAGTGTATCCTTCTGTAATACCTGTTGGTGAAGTCACATTAGCTCTGCCAGTCATAATGTCGGCAGCTCTTTGTTTACCTTTATCTATTTGACCAACTCTACCACCTGGACCGGCTCCTCCTGAACCTGGATCATTTGGTCCACCGGGACTAGCATCATAACCACCCAGGTCACCTTGCAATGATATTACACCTTTCGGTCCTTTATTTGGTTTACCATCTTCAAGACCACCATGCATATTAAGTGCAATCAAAACTTGTTTTTCAGGTTCTGTAATATATGCTAATTCTGTATCAGGATGGTCTGGTGATGATTTCCATCTTACAGGAACTTTTACTTCTTTTTGTTTACCTAAATAATTAGGACCACCTCCCTGCATTGCAGGTTTTTTATTTTCATATTTAATTTTTTTATCTACAGCCATTACCTTCTTCCTCCTGGATGTATGTCTAATCTAAATGTGCCAAGTTTCCAGTCTTGACTGGTGCTTGTATTTGCAACTTTTAAAGCGATAGATCTTGCACGTAGTCGAGTATCTTTTTTAGTTGTAGTGCTATCAACTGTAAAATTAGTTGTTGTAGTAGAACTATTAGGATAGGTTCGAGTTACAAAGCTAACCTGTGTATCACCTGTCTGTGAAATAAAATCTGGTATGAACCTACTTATTCGCATTATAAATTCTCCGTCTCCTCTAATATCAGGTGTTCCAACTACATCACCTCGTGAACTTCTTCTTGTAATATCAAAGTCACCAGAGGTAATAGATCCTAATACTGCAGTCACAGCTCCTCCTGCATTAATTTGATCGGTCCCTGTTTCCTGTTTATAGTATATCGTACATCCGTCTGTATTACCAGTAACATCGTAAGAGTTGTTGCTATCAGGGTCATAGGAAGTAGCGTGTGGCTTATCAAATACCGCAGAATCTTGCCATGCGGCTCTAGCTAATGTGCCAGTGGTCCATATTGGTCTTCTGCTTGTCGAATCAAAATAGTTATAAGTTACGTTTCTATTTATTTGATTAGAATTAGCAGTGGCATAATACCAGGTTATTTCGCCAAATAGATTATTTAATCCTGCATTAATTAAGTCTCTAGATACCACGTTTATATCGTCGTATACAAAGTCCTCTACTAAACAAGGTAAAGATTTTAATTGACCATCGTATGTAAAGAAGCCGTTCTCTGACATCCAATAAGCTGTGCCGTCTACTTCTATACAAGCATTTTTTCCTAATAACCCACAGTTAGTCCCTACTTGTTCAAAAGCAAATGTAAAAGGTTGACCTACAAATTTCATTAAAAATATGGCTGTATCGGTCCATACATAGATTGCATCTCTACCTCTAATAGCTCCCATTATCTTAGATCCATCTGCAAGTCTTTGTGTACCAGCGGTATTGTCTGCTTTAACTGTGTATGAATCTGTTTGGTCAATACTTTCCTGAGAGGAGAATCTAATAAACATATCGTCTTGTGTTGCAGCAGAACCAACTGTTGTTTCCGTACCAAAAAATACTAGGTGCCTATCCGGTGTAGATACCAGCACATGTCGAGATGCTGTTGGTGCATTAGGTATTATTGTAGCCCTTGTAGATGTTGCTCCTGGTCCAGCAGCGTCCCACTCAAAACAAGCACCATTAAATATTAACGCTATTAATTTTGTTCCAAAGTTATCTAACACCCATAGTCCCGGATCTAATGTAAAATCTTGTGCAGAGGCATTACCCCATCCAACAAAGTCTGTTATGTTTGTGACTGTTGCGCCTCCACTGTGTGTGGCTTTTGTAGTTCCGTTTATGCCCCGAGCACCACCACTTAAAGTGTTTGTTGAGGTATCATTATTAGTATAGCTAATATCCTCAGTGCCGATTCTAATTGACCCTGAAGCTGGAAATGCAGCAGAGTTTGCTACAACAACTGTCGTAGTTATAAGATCGGTTATAGCTGTTGAAAGAGTTGTAGTTGCAGCTCCAATTGCTGTACCAGACCATAAACCTGTACCCCAACCAAAACCTCCAAGTTGTTGAGATGGACCAACGGTAAAATAACATAGGACTGATGCAGATCCAGCGTTAGTTAAAGGTGTCCCTGATTCCTGACTATCCATCGTAATTGTAAAGGTATTAGTAGAGGGAACCGATGTAACCATAAACTTTTGATCTTCAAAAGTTGCTGTTCCATAAGTAGATCCTGAAGGCAAAGTTACATTGTCAAACATAACAATATCATCTTCATTTAAACCATGAGATGTACCACCAGTGTTTATCGTAACCGTTGTTGAAGAAGAGGTGCTGGTAAAATCAGCTCCCGTTATAGTAGTTCGTATTGGATGGATATCATAAAACAATCCTTCTGAATAAACGTATAAAATTCTATTTGTTCCTATGGCAGCATATTTAATACCTGAGTTATCATCAAAATGATGAATAGCTCTTGCTGCACCTGTTAATTTATCGTCCCCAAGTTGAGTCCAACCGCCTATTTTTTCTGGAGTTCCGTATCTAAATCTAACATTGTCACCATCAAACCATTGACCTTCAGCGCCGGTTTCAGTAACTTGTTTATTAAATCCTGGTAAAAAGCCTAGTTTTTGTAGCATAGTTTTGCCATAATACAAGATTTTTAGGTTTTTGGTAGCCTTAATTTAATCGGCTCTTAGTCGTATATTACCAGAAACAGTTATTCTATAACGATTACTTGTATAGAAAGGGAATACAGTATGGACTTGTTTAGAAGGAAATAGTATAATTTTGCCTTCAAAACTTTTATCTACGTTTAAAGGGTCAGTAGAAATTTCTCCATCAATATTAATATTTTGAAAAGCAAACTTAGATGTCATAGGTCTAGCATTATCTGCAAACATTTTTGTAAAATACGTCTCTTCTTTTTTTAAGTCATACGGGATTTGAATAAAGACAACAAAAGAATATACACCAGCATGATCATGAGGTGGATTAAACTCATACTTCTTTTGATAATTAACCCAAAGCCTATCTAAATAAAAAGGTTTGTCATGAGAAACAATAGCTAGTTTTTTACTTCTTTCTACTATAACGTCTGCATTAAGAACTGTCCTTAATAAAAAATCATTAAAATTTTTAGGCACCTCAGTAATATAATATTCTTCGTTAATATGCCCTATAAGTTCTTTCTTTACCCTATTGTGTTTCTTTTTTGCATTGTCACAAGCTTTCCTTAAATCTTTAAAGATTTTATCTGGAAGACTTATGCCTGCAGCTTTTACTCCATTAATTTTAGAAAAAGATTGTTCCCAATTAGATATCATAATAAACTATACCATCCCGTAATTATATATTTGTCATGTTTTTTAGATACTTGACCTTTGTGAGTGTGATGCCAATCTGGTGGCCACAATATAGTTAAACCTTTTTTAGCAGGACACGTTATTTTTTGATATTTAAAATCAGTGCCACCATCAGGAACATCGTTTAAATAAGTCATAAAAACTAAAACCCTGCTAGTGCTTTTAGGATTTAATCTTTCATAATGCCATATTTTAAAACCTCCTCCTGGTTTATAGTGTTGCACATTCATTGGTTCAACAACATTAAACTTAGTAAGATACTGCATGTCAGAATACTCCTGCATATATTTTTCTAAACATTTTTGAAGTGCATCATCGTACTCTCTAAAAGGGGATAGACCTGTTCCTTTTCTTACATAGAAATCAAACGATTCTTTTTTATCTGGATCAACAACCGATTCGTTAGTTGTGTTATACATCTGTCCCGGTGATCTATATGCTTGTGGCAAGTTATTAAATGTATCTATAATGTTATCACATATTTTAGGATCAATGTAATAACCTTTTATAAAAGTTTGGTCTGGAAATTTATGTTCTTTCATGTATTAAATTTTTTCTATGTATTGGTGGTTGATTATTACTTTTAAGTTTTTTTAAAAAAAACACAAGAGTTAATCTTTCTTGGGTAACCTCATAATTGCCTGCATGAAAATAAGTTCCTGGATATACTATGAGTCTGTTGTATACATTATTTACTTTTACAACCTCTTTAAAATCTTGATTACAATCTTTTATTAATTTTTCATATCTAGCTACTTCTTTCTTAGTTAGTTTATTTTGGTCTACTTTATAAATTTCTTTTTTCTTTGAACCTAATTTTTCATCATATTCTTTTGATCTTTTTTTAGTTGACATATAGATAGAGGTTCCTGAATTTAAATCAGGTTTTTTATTTAAATAAACTACTCCAGCTAACAACACGCCAGAGTCTTGATGAACCAAACCTTTATTAAGAACATGGTTAATTTGTTTTTTATTAAATGGTTTAATTTTTTGAAAATGCATTGAAACATCTTCATAACGAATATCAGCTGAATTAAGATTATAATATAAAGATAATACTTTACAGACTACACTATGAAAAAAATCATACTTTAATAAATGTAAACGATCTGTTCGTTTACCAGGATAAAATCCATTTGATTGTGTAAACTTTAAACTATTAGCTAATTTTACAACTTCATCAGGATTAGTAAAAAAATCATCAACAACACTTATTGGAAAAATATTATTCATAAATTTTTATTTCATTATCTTTATTAACATGCTCATCTAAAATATCTAAAAAATCTAGATTCCACGATATTATTGTTTTAATAGAATGACTATTAGATTTATTAGACCTGTGTATAAAATGACATGGAAAGAATAATATGTCTCCTTCCTTCACATTTATTGAAAAACCTTTATCTAAATTATCTGCATATAAAAATTCTGTGTTTGGTGCATCGTCAGGTAGTTGTAAATAGTATGTGCCTGTATAATTCCTAGCATGAGTATGCCATCCATGTGTCTGTTTATATCCATATTGTTGATACCATAATTTAAATAATTGAATGTTTTTATATCCTAATTTATTTGCAAAATATTTTAATTGATTACCAAACACATGTTTATATTTTTTAGCCCAAGGTCTATTCTCTAAATCATCTGCTGAAGGCCAATCTGATTTTAACAAATCATCTCCAAAATATTTATCCTTTTTTTGAAATGCAGAATCACTTGCTTGATTAATTAAATTTAATAAATCATGTTTAATGTGATCATGATATTTCATTTTATCTTTAATTATTAAACTATTAAATTTATATATTTTCATTTAAACTGAGGTCCATTTACCCAACACACTAAAGAATTTCTTTCACCCTTAGTTACAGGAGTTACTTCATGAAGCATATAGCTTGGAAATATAAACAAAGATCCTTTATTCTTTTTCATTGTAACTGGATCATCAGACCAATATAAATTTAAATCTCCTCCTTCATACTTGGTTGGATCTGTTAGTTGTATAGAAATTGATAGCTTTCTCACTATACCATCAAACATACAATCAATATGCCTTTGATAATGGCCTTCTCCTGTTTTGTAATTAGTATATTGAATACCTTCTAATAATCCTGTTATATCAAAATTAAAATATTTATTGTTTAAGTCTAAAATAGCAGAGCTTAATCTTTTAAATAACCATGCATGTGTTGCATCTGGGCTTAAAAATTTTATGTAACTACTTCTAATTTTTTCATTAACTTTGTCATCTTTATTAACTCTACCTTTTCTAGTTTTAGACTTATTAAATTTAACAATTTGATCACATTCTTTTTCGGATAGAAATTCATCTATCCATGCATAAGAATTAATTTGGTCAGTTTTAAAACTCCAAGAGTGAAGTATAGGCTTTCTCATAAAAGAGAAACTATATTACATGTTATAGAAAAATCAAGAATTATCTAGCTATCCAAGTGCCTGTATCCGGGTCCCAAGACCATGTGCTTTCGTCACTAAATTTAACGGCATCCCAACGTTGATCAGCTTCATTCCAAAAAATACTGTAACCTGCTGTTTGATTTGCACTAGGGTATGCTACCGGAGCTTGCCAAGAATAATTTGACATTTCTTTTACCCAACTAGGAAAAGGGGCTACATGCCAAAAAACTTGATTAGCTTCATCCCACTCTCCACCTATCATTGCGCTATTACCTCTAAATGGCGTTTGGCCTTTAGACTGTGTATTGTTTACAGTATACTTATCGTATTGTTTCCAAATAGCATTAGGCTCTTTGTATAAAGTTCTTAAAAAGGCTTCACCTTTTGCTTCACTTGCAGCACTGCCTTCATCAACTAAACCAGTTCTAATGACAATGTTATTTTCGTCTAATTGTGCAAAATATTTATTAGCCATTATGGTGCATAGCTCCCGCTACTAGTAAATTTTACAATAGTATTAGTTCCAGAGGTAGTTATCGTAGGACTTCCGGTTGTACCATCACTATTATTAAAATTTTCAGTTGGTACACTGATGATTACAACTCCATCACCGCCAGCTCCTCCGTGATAGTTTGCACTGTTATACCCGCCGGCACCTCCGCCGCCGCCCAATCCATCTGTGGCATCGTTTCCAGCAGTTCTTTGTCCTTGTCCGCCGCCGCCAGATCCTCCTGGGCCACCGTTTGTTCCGGTGTCATTTCTTCCGCATCCTCCGCCACCTCCAGCGTAAGTTACAGAAGATCCAGTAATTGAGTTAGCTGTTCCGTTTCCTCCAGAGCCGCCGTTTCCGCCTCCAACTGTTTGTCCTCCATTGGATGCTCCGCCACCTCCAGCTCCCGATTCTTGAGTAGTTGTGTTTACGTTTCCACCATTATTTCCTTCAGAAGGAGTATATCCTCCTTGGTTTCCAGATCCTCCGGTAGATCCTGGAGAGCCTGAATAAGCTCCTCCTCCGCCACCAGATCCGCCTGGGTCACCATTTCCGTAGTGGTTTCCTCCACCGCCTCCGCCTGAAGACGAGAAGGTACTAAATTCTGGACTTGCAATAGATGAGGCATTACCATTTACTCCAGATGGTGGACCAGATCCAGCACCTGTTCCCACTGTTACTGTGATTGTGTTACCAGTTGAAATTGTTTGAGTAGAGAGAGTCCGATATCCTCCGGCTCCCGCTCCGCCTCCAACAGTTCCGCCAGATCCCCCGCCAGCTACAACTAGAAAATCAACGTTGTATTCTTGAGGAGCTTTACCGCCAGCACCAAACCCTAATTGGTTATAACCAAACATAGTTTTACCTTTGGCAGGTAGTTTGTTTTTAGTATTTTTTCCGTCGTGATTTATTATGTTTTCACCAGGTATTTTTCTCATGTTCTAACTCCTTATAGGTCGTTAGCAGCATCAGTAGTGAAAAATAGTTTTACCCCTAGAACTCGACATTCACCTGTAAAAGTATCACTGCCATCAGCTGCATCTCTAAATAATTGAAAATAAGTTTGCTCACCTGCTGCTGGAGATCCAGCAACTGTCATAGCACTACTCTCAGATGTAATTTGTTGATCTTCTACTGTGCCAATACCGGCATCTGTAACATTTATTGCAGTTCCGTAAGCAACATCAATAGTGTCACTATCAGCACAAGCTACTGCTTGTAGACCAAAAATTGCATTTCCTGTGTTTGTAGTAGAAGGTGACCAGTAAACTTGATAAGTTAAAGTCCCTTCGTTCCATGATTTTGGCATAGCTACTGTAAATTGAGTATATTGTTTTGTGCTAGCATCAAAATCGAATACTTTTAAATCTGGTCTTGTCGCTGTTGTTTCTACTTGAGCCTGGTCTGCAGGGTTAGTTGTTGGACCATACATAGCTTGAGCTGGTATCCACATAGTTTCTTTTCCTGCAATTTTAACCGCAGAAACGTTTCCACCGCTATCTTCAGCTTGTATAACTCCAGTTCCTTTTGTTTGTAATGCAATACCGATATTAGCATCATCACCAGAAGCTGTAAGTGATGGGTTGTTACCTGTAGCAGCATTAGCTAATGTAATTTCGTTAACAGCGGAACCTGTTGCTGTTACTAAAGCTAGTTCAGCTCCGTTAGTATCTAAGATGGAAGTGCCTATTGCAGGAGACGTTAAAGTCTTATTTGTTAACGTCTGAGTTCCTGTCAGAGTTACATCCCCTTCCCCTAAGCCCGTGTCGAAGACACCAGTGTTTGTTGCAACACCATCCAAAAATATTATTTTAGTTGTTTTATCAGTTGCTGAAAAAGTAAAAGTTGCCCCAGAACCTGAAGCTGCTTTTAATTGTACTGTATAAGCACCTGAAGTTCCGTTTTCAATGATGTAAAAATTTTCTGTATTTACTGGGAAAGTTACGATTTGGTTTCCAGATATTGTACCTGTTAATTTTAATACTCTATTTTGAGCTTTACCTGTTAAAGCTCCATTATCGATATCTAATGCTGTCGTTTGTGCACCACCTGCAATAGATACTTCTAAGAATCCACCAAGTAATTGTTCAACAAGATTTAAATTTGCGTTTGTTTTATCACCCCAAGTACCGGCATTTTCACCGGTTGCCATTAGTTCTAGGCCGAGATCTGAATATGATGATGCCATAATTTTTTTTCTCCTATGCTATTTTACTTAAGCTACATACGTATAAGACGTATTTCCAGTTATGTCAATATATTTATATCCTAACGGAGCTACGTCTCCTACAGCTGTTGTAGCTTCTAAACCAGCTAATCCTACAGTCATTTCCGTAGGAGTTATTGATCCTACAGAAATTGTAGCGTTTTGTCCAGAAGGAATATATGCCATTTCAATAATAACTGATCCAATATTAGTTGTTGCAGTTGAACCAACAGCATTAACTATTTCTTGTGAACCTGTTGCTAAATTTCCTAAAGATATTGTGGCTTCTACTCCTGAAGGAATTCCTATTATACTTTCAGGACTAATTTCACCTACACCAGTTGTTCCAACAAAAGAAGCTAAACCTACTAATTGATCAGAACCATCATTAACATCTAACTGTCCTAGACCAACAGTTGCTGTAATACCTTGAAGTTGTTCAGGTATATCAAATTGTGTTATTGTAGCTGAAGTTAATTCAAAACCTGTTATTCCAACTGCATCTTCAGGGTTAA